CAGCAGAACCTGCTTTGTATAGAGCAAGTTGTTCAGATGCAGTTGGTTGTCCATCTGGACCCCATTCTTGATCCTCTACCTCAGAATCATAAACTGTTGTATCATCTGAAGTAACAGGAGTACTCTCCTTCACTTGGTTACCAATAGTAGAAGGTGTTGGTACTCCAGCATTAGGATAAAATGTTCTCTTATCAACAGAAGTAATAGGACCAAAGAAATACCTATCGTAAGTAAAGGTTACCTGACATTCAAGCACTTGGTTGCCATCATATGAAACAGGCATTGCTGATACAGCAACTGGGAATGCATTAAGGAAAGTGTATTCAACATTCCTAAAGTGATCTTTATTAAATTTCTGTATCCTTATAGTATCAACTTTATATTCTTTAGGCCACTGCATACGATGATAATATGCTCTATGTGTTGTATCTGCTCTATCATTCCTATCACCATAATGTGATCCAGAAGCTATAAATTCATGCCACAATTCAAAAAACTGTAATGCTCTATAATCACTATCAACATAGAAAGTAAAAGTAGAATCAGTATATACTCGTGTATGTGCAAACTTTTCAACTATACCCATTCTATTACCTTCAATCTGTGCTGTAGCAAAAGAAGTTGCAGGTAATTCAGCACTATTACATAACAATCCAAGATCTCTACTAATAAAGAAGTTACTTACCCTAGGTTGTTTTCTAGTAATATAACCTCTAAGTTCTTGCATAGCAGCAAATCCATTAAAGAATACTTCATAATGGTTTGTAGTAGCTACCTTCTGGAATAAACTACGGATTCTTTCAGTTTTCTTTACTCTTGGATAGACTGGCACAATAAATACCTAAAGGGATCTTACGATGTATGGCTCGTTCAGGAAGATACAGACCTTCTAATATAACAAAGTACAGAGGGGACTATCGTAACATTATTTATCGCAGTTCCTGGGAAAAAGTGTTTATGTCCTATTGTGATAAGAATGAGAATGTAATAGAGTGGGGAAGTGAAGAGGTTATTATCCCTTACCGATCACCACTTGATAACAGATTACATAGGTATTTTCCTGACTTCTATGTTAAAGTAAGAGATAAATCAGGAGTACCTAAGAAATATATTATTGAAATTAAACCCAAAAGACAATGCACTGAACCAAAGATTCAAAAGACTAAAAATAGAAAGTATGTAAGAGAAGTAATGGAATATGCTAAGAACCAAGCAAAATGGGGTGCTGCAAAAGAATTCTGTAAGGACAGAATGATGGAGTTTAAAATACTAACGGAGGATAATCTAGGTGTCTAGACTACAGCCAATTGTAGATGACTTTATTGGGACAGAAGATCCTGAAGATACGATGCTGGAAGTTTTAGATGCTTTGCAAGATACTAAAGTTATCCTACCAGAGGAAGGTGGGTTCTATACCTTTGTATATCTACCAAAGACTCCTATGATTGAATATGACGAATTTCCTTTAATAGCATGTATGGAATTAAAACAGTGGGGTATTAGAGGATTCAGTTATCATTGGAATAAAATGAGAAATTATACATGGAATGAAGTAATCGGAGAGTTCCATGAACTGTCAGTTGCTGAACTAGAACATGCTAGATCACTGTCATATGCGAAATTCAAGCTAAATACATAAAAAGAGTCTATAAATGACTTTAACTAAAGGGGTTGACGCACAATTAAGATATCCGTATGATCTTCATATGAGAGGATCAGACTACTTTTTAATTGAAATATTAGAATATAAAGCACATTCAGGTGGATTTGATAGTGAATTTAAAGATTCTAAAAGTGATAACTTTGATTCATCAACCTTATTTAAAGATGGAAATTATGCCAATGCAATGGCTACAGCAAGTGACAAATATGGTAATCAAAAGGCTGTACATTCTATTATATTACCAATACCACAAGATATACAAGATAATAATGGAGTAAATTGGGGTGAAGATAGATTAAATGATTTTGCAGGAATGGCTGCAGAATTTGGTAAAGATATAATACAAGGAAATGTAGATGAAATACCAGAAAAAATTGCTAAGGCTGGTGATGGAGCTAAGAATAGAGGAACTCAAGCTATTAATTACATGAAGACAATAGCAACAGCACAGTTTGCTAATGTACTTAATGCTAATGTAACTGCTAGTGGATTGCTCTCAAGGACTACAGGACAGATAGTCAATCAGAATGTAGAAGTACTATTTAATGGTGTACAACTTAGAAGTTTTAATTTTAATTGGAATTTATCCCCAAGAACTTCAACCGAAGCAAAAGAAGTTAGAAAGATAATAAGACTACTAAAAGCAAGAAGTGCTGCTAAGATGAAACCTGGAAATCTAGGATTTTTAAATGCTCCTGATATATTCAGATTGACTTATATGAAAGGAATGAGAGAACATCCTTTCCTTAATAGATTTAAAGTATGTGCTCTGAGAAATATGAATGTAAATTATACAGCCAGTGGAACATATGCAACATATGATGATGGTGCTCCAGTACACATGAACTTAGGTCTTCAATTCATGGAAATGAATCCAATCTACGCTGAAGATTATGATACAATTCCTATAGATAAAGGAGTAGGATTCTAATGTCTAGACACTATTTCCAAAAAGTACCAGATTTTAGGTACAAAAATCCAGAGTCTCTAAAATACGATAGAGACAACTATATTACTGTCAAAAATATATTCTTAAGGGCAAAATTAAGAGATGATGTACTTAATAGTATATCTTTCTTAAACAAATATACAATTAAAGAAGGTGAAAGACCAGAAGATGTTGCAGAAAAATTATATGGAGATAAAGAATATGATTGGATTATTTTTACAACAAATAATATGACAAATGTGAGAACTGATTGGCCAATGACTGGTAAACAATTGTATGATTACTGTTATAATAAGTATGGTGGAGACTTAAATGCAACTCAATACTATGAAACTAAAGAAGTTAGAGATTCTCAAAATAGATTAGTTATGCCAGCAGGTAAAATAGTAGATAGAGATTTTACTATACCTGATCCAGATAACCCTAATATTAGACTAGGTGTAGGTATACCTCTTGATGACCCATTTCTAATAGGAATCAGCAATTATCTAGTAGAAACTAGAGAAAATGAGAAGAAAAGAAATATAAAAATTATGAAACCAGAGTATCTTACTCAATTCATGACAGATCTAACTGAAATATTTACTTACGATAAATCATCACAATACGAATCTCGTACAGTTAAGAAAGCATCTACTTAAGTTTAGGTCCACTAGCCCATCCAACTAACACATATCTTTGACCTTTAGTGATAGGGAATGCTTTGTGTGGGCATCTAGCATCAAAAACAACAGAAGCACCCTTACTCTTAGGTATAGTACACTCTCTGTTAAAATAATCTATAAGAATTAAATCTCCTCCTTCATAATCTTCTGGATCAGAAAGTTGCACACTTATACTCAATTTTCTCCATACATCTTTGTTTGGTGCAAGACCATAATCACAATGCCAAGCAAATGAACCACCAACACCATATCTAAGAATTTGAAACTCAAATGTACTGATGTCCATTTGATAATTCTTTTTATTAACATAATTAAACATATTAATTCCCACCTGATGTGGGAAACTGTTCCTTACTGGAACATGAATATCTGATTTTCTATACTCATTATCTTCAAAATCTTGATTACACTCCCACCATTCATCATCTGGAATATTTTTAATATACTCCAATAAACCTTTAACACCATCATCATTAAGAGAAACGATATAATAAGGTTCTTCACGGGAATAATTATACCCATCATGTTGAGCATTATGCTCTTCAAATTTTTTCATTAAATCAATGCTTCTAATTCAGATATAGTAGTAGCGTTATTAATAGTTGTATATGGTACTGAGGGATTTGATTTAAGAGATGCAGATTCTCCCTTCATATCTGCTATTGCTTGTATATCTGTATTTTCTTTATTAATAGCAAGATACTTTGCTTCTAATGTCTCAGTTGTAAGTGCCTTTGCTTTAGTAAGATCTGCAGTAACAGTATTACTTCCATGATTGTATGTCCATGCAGATCTAAATTCCTTAGATGGAAGATCAGCAGGATCAATCACAGAATAATCTGAGGTTGGTACATCTTTTGCGATGACAGCAGCATCAGATAGAGTACAATCCATTGTGGGGATTACTACTCTACAGTTACCGTTAGCATCGGCATATGCGATAACTTTATTGCGTGACATTATGATACGACAGCTGCAACGATATTTGTAGCATCTGCAAACTTCTTCTTAAGTTTAGTTTCTGCATCAGAAGCACTGGTAGCATAGATCTCTACACTTTTATCAGAGTTATTCTGTTTATAAGAAACGATATAATGAGTTGCTGAAAAAGCCATTATCTCAAAATTAAATAGGTTCTGATTTATTTATCTACAATAAAATCACCAATTACCATATGGTCAATATCCAAATGGGTAAATGCCCGAACAGCATCATAAGGTGAATCTATTATAGGTTCTCCATTATCATTAAATGATGTATTGAGTATAACAGGAGGATCTAATCTAGTCAAGAGGTCATGAACTCTAGGATTCTGATCCTTATTAACTGTTTGTATCCTACAAGTCCCATCTTCATGAGTAATCGCAGGTATCTTATCTGTTGTAGAATGTTGAGAGTATAGCATATATGGACTAATATATGCTTCTGAGAAGTATTCACCTACACGATCCTCTAATATTGCACCAGCAAAAGGTCTCCAATGATCTCTATGCTTTACTCTCTTGTTTAAAATATCCTTATTCTCAGCTCTGGTAGGACTCATAAAAATAGATCTAGATCCCAATGCTCTTGGACCTGCCTCTGATCTACCTTGGAACCAAGCAACTATCTTATTATCTTTAATTAGATCTGCTATAACATCCATATCATAGTCTCTATAAGAAAGATCAAACATATCAAGATACTGTTTGATTTCATCATTATGAAAATATCTACCTAAAAGAGCAAGATTATCTGGTAAAGATATATCTTCACCATTTTCATAACATCCCCATATAGCAGCACCAAAGTGTACACCAGAATCATCTGTGAATGGTGGTATATGAATATCTTCAAAGATACCACTCTCTTTAATAAGGGTATTACCTAAAACATTAAGAAAAACTCCACCAGCAAAGCAAGTATTCTTATCTAAATGTCCTTTCCTTAATGATTTAAGAAGGTCTAAAATTCCATCCTCAAAAGTTCTTTGAAGATAATATGCAGCATCCTCAGGTGACATCATATTACATATATTCTCATGATAATAATCTGATTTCTCAGCAAATGCAGAAAAATTAATATAAGGAATAGAATGTTCAGTTACTTCATATCCTTTAGGATGATCACCTGGTGTACCATATGCAGACAATCCCATTATCTTACCATTAGAGGCAGTGATACCTTCCCAGTGTTCTATTTTTTCACCAATCTTCTTCTGATAAATCTTTGATGCTACACTCTGATATAACTGCCCAAAATTATTATATTGATGCTCAAACATGTTATAGAATCTAAAGATACGCTTCTTCTTATTAAAGTATCCTATAGAATTATTTTCAATATGATCAACATAATCTCTAGTGGGATCTTGAATAGCAGATCCACCACCATCAAAGGTTACAAAAGTACCTTCATTAAAGTCTGATGTAAAAACAGTGGAAGCTGCATGTGCAAGATGATGTCCAGTATATTTAACCTTTGCTTTAGGAAATTCTTTCTTTAAAATATAATCTGCTACACCATCTTCTAATTGCTGAAAAGAAACAAAGTGATGTGTTGGTACACAATATACTAAATCTACCTGTGATTTTTTAATACCACCGTGTTCTAAACATAATTCTATAGAATTTTTTGGAAAATTTCCATCATATTTTGTTCTGGTAATTCTTTCTTCACTAACACTACAAATATGTTTTCCATCAATAAAAAGAGTACACCCTGAGTCGTGAGACCAGGATGTACTCTCTACAGGGTTATGGTTTTCTTTAACAAGGTAATTTTTTTTATTACCTTCCTTGTCATAAAAAGTATTACTACCAGCCTTTTGCATGACTAGGTAATTCTTTAAATTTCCAATATTAGCATCCCAATCGAATGCACCATAAATCCCAACAATAATCATTCTTCAGCTAACTGTTGAAAGTAAGAGAGAGCATCGTCATCTGCTGCAGGTGCTGCAGCAACTTCTTCAACCTCTTCATTAACAACTTCTTCTGCTACTTGACGGGCAGGTGCAGCAGTAAGTTTCAGAACAGACTCAAGACGCTTCTTGAGTTCCTCATAAGTTTTAAACTTATCAGCAGAAACTAACTCTTGTAAGGAATACTCCTTCTTCCATAATGCTTCAAGTGCATCATCATCTTTAAGGAGTGGTTTAGGAGCAGCAAACTCAGAACTATCATAGTTCCAGAAACCTGCTACCTTCTTAATCTTAACCTTAAAGTCTGCTCCTTGCCAGAAATCAAATGGGTTGAGAGGTGTCTCATCCTCAAATTCTGGTTGCATTGCACCCATAACTTTGTCAAAGATCTTCTTACCAAACTTATAAAGGAATACTTTACCTTCATTATCTGGATTAGCAGGATCTTTTACAACATAGATGTTCGCATAATAAGATAGCTTACGCTTTTGATTACGAGCAATCTGCTTATCAGATTCTACTCCACTATTCCATAAACCAGTATTATATTCAGAACAAGGATCCTTCTGATTTACTGTAGTTAACGAATTTTCAATATACCATCCACCTGGTCCTTGAAAGGCATGTGAATATAATTTTACCCAAGGGAGATCTTCTCCATCAGGTGCTGGTAGGAAACGGATAACGGCATAACCATTACCTGCTTTGTCTACCTCTGGTTTCCATAGTCGATCATCTCCTTTATTAGCTGAATTGGTTTTTTCAACCTCTTTAACGAGTTTGGCAGTAAGACTACCAAGAGATGATTGCTTTTTAAGCGATGCGAAAGACATAGATTTGGCCTGTGTAATTGGATTTGGCTTGTGTGACTTTATTATAGGGCAGTCATGCACCCTTGTCAATACCCTTACGGACTCTGTTAAGAGTTTCTCTCATGTTAGAGAACAAGAGATTACAATCAACATCCTTAGGGAACCCCATTACTATAGCAGATTTCCGAACATTGTCAGCCATCTCCATAGCACGAGGGTCATCAGATAGTTTCATGCGAGTATAAAGGATCTGCTGTTTTTCAAGCAAATCATCAAGCATGTCTAAATGATCTAGTTGTTCATCAAGAGGAAGTTCTGGAAATTTAAACACTTGTGAATAAATCTCTTCTTGCATATCATTAATTGTTTCCATTTCATCCTTAACGAAATCAGAATCAAAAAAATCTGTCATGAATTCCTCTCTAAACACCTATATTATAACACAATTATTTATGAGCTCCAAGTAGGTCTATTGGGCGGTTGCCACCCACCATAATTAGTAAATTTAATATTAAAACTTACACTAACTCTATCATTATCTGTGAGATTAGGTTGAGTGTTATGCATAAGCATTGATGGCCAAATACCTATAAATCCTTGCTCTAAAGGAAATGACGACATAGAATGTGCAGCACGACCCAGAATAAAATTAGACCCAAATTGCCTAAGATAATTTGGAAACATTATATTACCATCTTTACCATTAGTTTTATAATAATAAACTCCAGATAAATCACATAACATATGATCATGTAAATGTGCATATTTACCTTTCATAGTTCTAGTCATCCAAGATTCTAATATTTCATAATTTTTATATTCTTTTTCTATACCCAAATCATTCATATATTCCGATATACATTTATCAATAAATGATATAAAATTATTACATTTCTTTTGCTTAAGAAGACAATCACCAAATATTTTACCACTATCACCCAAACTTAAATCATGTGTATCATCTGTCCAATTAGGATTTTGTTGGAAATCTGTAGTCTCATAAGTTCTAGATAATTCTTCTTGAATTTTTTCATATTCCTTACCAGTAGCTTTTGAAGAATAAACTGGTATAGGGAACCAAGCGTGAGTAGTCATGGCAATATCGTAGCAACTAAAATAACTCTTCTATTATCTATAGGATTTTGCATAAAATGCTTACCACTAAACAATATTATATCATCTTCTACTGGATCATACTCTTCATACTTAGAAGTATCTTCATTCTTAACAAAAGTTTTACCACCAGCGTTAGTCAAATACACTATTATATTACCATGAGGATACTGATGATCTATATGTGGTAATGTATTATAAATTTCTCTCTCAGGATGGACACAGTTAAGAGATATCCTAAGATAACTTGACATCTTGATATTATTAAAATCTAATATCTCATTCAATACCTCAATAACTCCATGAGCTTCTTCACTAGTAGAATGCTCTAACCTAGGATAACGAAACTCATTCTCTGGTCTCTTTAAAATTGTTCTAGTATAAAAAGGTAAATTTTTCTGCTTTCCTTCTATATCTACAGGATCATCATAATTAGAAGTACCTGTTGAAATATATGACCAAAGACAATCAGATCCAGTAGCCCATTTCTTAAAATTTAAATAATTAATAGTTTCTGGATTCTTAAGTCTTTTCATAATGGCAACTTAGCACGAGTAGTCTTCTTCATAAAGTTCAATTGTTGTGCATCACACTTCAATTTCTCTTTAAGAGGTTTAGATATCAACTTAGTGATAGAATCGATCTCAATACTATTCTCTTCACAATAAAGAACAATAGCATCAATATAATTCAGTTTCTCTTTTTTAACAAGATTTTCTATTTCTACTGCAAATTTTGCAGGATTCATAAACTTTTTACTTAAAGCAGTAGTGAATTCATTTTCCATGTAGTTGTAATTGGGTGGTTAAAAAGTTTTCAATGTAAGTAACGAGTAATCTCATATATTTCATCTTATCTCGTTCTTCATAAACGACACACTCACCATCTTCACATGCCATAATAATGACAAGTTTCTTAACAGCAATACCTGT